TCTTTACAGATTTTACGACGCTCGGACAGACGCTATATGCTCAAGCGTACAACAACTTTTTGCTTCAAGGACCCATTCCAGATCTCGTCGAAGGCGATATTTCATCCTTCGTCGGAAACGATTTTTTACCGACGCTTCCTACTTCGACGCTTACAAACATATACTTTGCTGAAGTTGTACCGGGTACATGGACCGTAGCTACATTAACCGATCACTATATACGAACGGGTGATACTATTACTATACAGAACGCGATGCCTTCGGAACTTAACGGGTCATATACAGTTCTGGTGACTTCGTCAACCACATACGTATTTCAGGCGAATCTTACCGGTCCAGCGACAACCCCTGGAAACACAATCACCAAAGGAACATTCGTAGTCAATAATGTACTTATTACCCAGTTTGGTACGGGTGTTCAAGTGACAACAGATGTCCCCCATTATTACGAGGCTGGTGATCAGATTCAAATTTCGGGAACCGTGGATTACGACGGTATCATATCAGTATTGTACGTCACTTCCGCCACCCAGTACACGTTCTTTGCGACGACGGATCTTTATCCTCCGAATGTTGTTATGCCTCCAAATACAGGTGTTTCTGTAAAACAGATCGACTATAAAACTAATCCACCGAACGGTCTCGTAACTGACGGTGTATATGTCTATTACGCAGTCACTTCCAACAGGCCGACGACGTATTTTATACGGTACAACCAATCATTTGACCTTCAGGATAGCGCAAATGGATACGCTTGCATCGACTTTACGGCAAATGTATCAATGAATTACACGTATTCGCAGCATGAGACCCTTTTTACAGGGAATTCGATATACGTTCTTCCTAAACAGGGAACGAGTAATGTGATTTACATTTACAACATCAACGCCGATTTTATGGATCCGGATTCATGGCAGTCATTTGATTACGAGGCTCTTCTCGGTGTTGAGTACATATCAACCGGTATATGCGTTGGGTCATATGTGTACTTTATCGCCGACGGCTACAAGATCATACAGTACAATATTCTTCAATCATATTCAGACGTAAATTCATACACTGTCTATGATACCCTCGCTCAAAATCTCATACCGTGGGTTACGCTTGGCACCGATTGGACATTAAACGGAACTGAGATGCCGCTCACCAATCTCATGAATACCGGACAGTACATATACATGTCTGCGAGTGGCATATCCTCGAGCTCATATCTGAGCGGACAAGCGTGTACTATACGCCTGGACGTCACGGGTGGTCTAGGAAACTCCTCGTCATACGAATATTATTCGTCGTCAGGGGACTCACCTATTGCGTTCGATTTCAGTAGTAACAGCTACGCAGTAACGGTAGGTGCCACTCTCAAAACACCTGTGTCACTTGCATCACCTTTACCTGTCGTAAACGCGTCCATAGTAGGAACTGACGGAGTCACTGCAGTCGTGACCACTCTGAGTCCACACGGTCTTTATAGTGGGATGGTCGTAATCATCAGTGGGAGTACGTCATTTGATAGCCCTGTACCGTATCAAGTCACCTATATAGACGGAACGCATTATTCAATCTCGACGAATGTTATTGCTGCTGACGCTGCTCCAAGTGCAGGAGTTTCAATTTCGGTTCTCAACCTGTCCATAGTCGGACTTGATGGAGTTTCTGCTGTTGTCACGACACTCAATCCGCATGGACTTACGACGGGTATGGTTGTACTCATTCAAGGAAGTACCTCATTCGATAGCCCTGTACCGTATCAAGTCACTGTTGTGAACGAAACCACGTATTCGATTTTGACAAATGTCGTTGCGGTTGACGCTGCTCCATCCGCTGGAGTTTCAGTTTCGACGTTTAATGTATCCATCGTAGGAACGGATGGTACGGGGGCCGTCGTCACAACATTTAATCCACATGGTCTCACCGACGGAATGTTCGTGCTTATCCAAGGGAGTACGCATTTCGATACACCACAACCTATTGCAATAAAAGTTCAGGATCCATTTACGTACGCGTTTGGTGTGAATTTCAGCGTTGTAAACATGTCAATAATCGGAAATGGTGTCACGGCGATTGTCACGACACTCACTCCACACGGGCTTGCAAACGGTACAAATGTGCTTATTCAAGGGAGTACATCATTCGATAGTCTTATACCGTACACGGTAACAGTGATCGATGGAACGAGTTATACAATTCCGACAGCCGTTGCTGCTGTTGACATTGCTCCTTTGGCGGGTGTCACAGCTCCGTTGTTTATAGATATTGCACCGTCGGCCGGTGTTACGATCACGGCTCTGGTCAATAAATCAATCATCGGTGACGGGACGAGTATTGAAGTGACTATTCAGGATCTCGTTCTCAAGGACCATCTCCTGTCCGTCGGAGACATCATCACACTCGTGGGTGTCGAACCGGCATTTCTGAATGGACCCCAGGTGGTTACCGAAGTTCCAAACCCAATTCAGTTTAAATTTGCGTCGCCGTACCTCGCGGGTCGATACATTCCAAAGATTTTCATCGATGGTCCCCGGTATGTGTACATGTATACGAATGACACTGGAACGTACGGCAACACACAAGCGAAGGATATCGTCCGATACGATCAATACACACAGGAAAATATACTCAACGCGACATTACTCGTCGATTTTGAGACTCACGACGAACCATCACCGGAAAACCAGATGGTTGGTGTTGTTCAGGTGTCCAAAACATCGCATCCACTTGATATGCAGTTCAAAGGTCCCGTAAAGGAACTTTGGTTCACGGGAACACCAGACTCGACGAACGTGTTCCAGTATGCGTCTATCACTGATAACACATCACTAGCGTTAACTCACGGCGAAGAAATTGTGACACGAGATGTCGGAAGCTATATATTTTATAATACTGTTCAACCTTTCGAATCACATACATCTACACCAACGCGCAACATCTCAGTGTACAGTTTCGAGATGAATCCAGAAAGTCCAATCCCTAATGGAACTGTCAACTTTTCCAGAATTAACGAACAAATATTTTCAAACGCGTCGAGTACGGTCTGGGCCCGTTCGTATAACATTCTTCAGGTTCAAGATGGCGTTGCCGGTCTCTTATTTAATTCCTAAACTTTGAGTAGAATGGTCCCAGCACAGTTTTCACATCAGATGACACGACTGCAGTTTCCAAAGGATGTACATTTTGGGGATGACGTCACGATTTGGATTGCAAAAGCTGGAGACGTTGCCATTGGGAAAATGTACCTTCGTGTTGATTGGCCCGAACAGGCGCCTGTTCAGGATTCAGTAGGAACGTACATGATTGAATATGTTGAACTTTTGTATGAAAATCAACTCATCGAACGGCACTACGGAGAATCACTCGAACTCTGGAACGATATTACAGTGACGCAGTCGAAACAGAGTGCTCTACGGACGCTCGTCGGAAAAGGACTTACGAACAGTCTTGACTCGTACTACATTCCGATACCCTTCTCAGTCGATTTACCTTTGTGTGCTCTAAAAAAACCACCAGTCTTTCGTGTCAAGTTCAAACCAGCGTCCGAATTTACAATTTTAAACTGGACTCTTCCTATCCAGGTGAATCTCTTTGTCGACTACGTCTACGTGACCAAAGCTGAACGAGACTATATGAAAAAGACACCGATGACGTACCTTGCCAAGACATGGCAGCGTATTTCTTTCACAGTGTCTGCTCAAGAATCAAACATTTCAGTCATGACGGATTTTGTTCACAGCGTCAAGGAACTCTTCTGGGTTATACAGAATGACGGAACAACCTCATACAATTACCTGAATGCCGGCGGCGATCAACTCAATACGCTCCAATTGACACTTAACGGTGCCGATGTTATCAAAAAAGAGTTTGGGACACCTTTGTATCTTCGAGTTATTCAGCCGCTCGAGTATCACACACGAACACCCGACCGTTCGTTTTATATGTATTCGTTTGCGATCGACCCAGAACATGAGGATGCAACTGGTGAAATGAACATGAGTCTTGTGAATCGTCAGTTACATACGTTGTCTCTCACACAGTGTCAATACTCACGGTCTCTGCGAATATACGCCCTAGGGTATAATGTGATCGCAGTCAAAGACGGAACCCTTCAAACTATGAATACTGGATTACAAGAAGGTGGTCAAGAGACGGTCACCACAGCCCCAAAGATTCAACAAAATTCATATCCTGGTCTGTATCCATTTTCGACATTTACGTTCACGTCTCTTGGCAATACAGGTCGAACCGGCCCAACATCAAACACATATCCGACCGTTCCATGGACCGATGCATCCCAATGGTATATCCGTAAAGGTGTTCAGTACTGGACGGTTCCGGCAAACGGAGTCTATCAAGTGACGGCAGCAGGTGCAGCAGGTGAAGCGAACGGCCGAATCATTCAAGGGCTTGTTTCATTCTATGAGGGCCAGGTTCTAAAGCTTCTCGTCGGACAAAATCCAGTCCCTGGAGGAATTTCAGATAATGTAACAGCCGGTGCCGGTGGAGGGTCGTTCGTGAGTACGGATGCGAACGTTCCAATTCTCGTCGGGGCGGGTGGCGACGGTGGATCATTTTGTCCCCGAGGACCTGTACCAAACGCAAATATTACCGGTTTTGGCGCAGGAGCGCAGGTCACCACGCTTATGCCACATCAACTTTCAACAGGTCTGTATGTGACCATCACAGGAGGAACTCCATTCGACGGTGTCTACCAGATTCAGGTTGTCAGTGATGTTGCATTTCAAATAGCAACAAACGTCATCAATAGTGTCACGTATCCTGTCGCTGGAGTTACTATTCCAGCGACGCCACAGGATGGTGTCTTTCAGCCATACGGAAACGGTCAAGGTGGAGGCTCTGGGTTTGGTGTCGCAGGCTCTGGGTACTATTCAGATGGACAATATCCTGAACAGACCTTTCCTTTTTTGCTCCCGAAATCGATCGAGACAACCGGGTACGGGAATCAGTACGTGTACGGTGGAAACTACAATCCTCAACCGGGTATTCCACCTCCGCCATCGACACCCGTCGCCGAAGGTGGGTTCGGTGGTGGTCAATGTCCCCTGAATCTTGTGTCAAACATAACAAGTATCGATAACCTAGGTCCGTACATTCTCAGACCAGGATCGAATATATACGCCGTAACGACCGATGTTATCAATGGTCTCCCACAGGGGTATATTGTATATATTTCGGGCGTCCAATCCGCATCTGGTGATTTCAATGGACCGAATGTGGTTGCGAAACTCGTCGGTCTTCAGACGGTCGTCGTCATTTCGGAGGCTGTTGAACCATTTACGTTGTCTGGTGCGACTATTTACTCGGCAGCTTTCGGTGTAGCAGGTGGAGGTGGCTACACGGGAAGTCCCGGAAATGGATTACAAGGTGCGACATGTTACGCTTCCGAAGCCGTCTCAGACGTTCATGATCTCGGCACCAACGCCGGTTCGGGGTACATCACTATAAGTCTTGTGTGACGAACGCTCCTCCTTTTGAAATTTTAAGTTCAACGTACCCGTAATAATACAGATACAACGTGTACTCTTGGGTGACCTGGGGTGCAACTTCCGAATCAAACACCAAATCTAGATGCGACGTGTTTGAATTCAACTTGGAAAAGTCTACGCTTCCTTCTTGAGTGTATTCACGGGGATTGTCTGAAAAGCAGTACATGTAAATATTCTTGGTCGGAATTGACAATCCGTGATCCATGGGTTGTTTGTAACTGTAGTATAAAGCACCTGGGAAATCCGAAAGAATGTTTTGGTTATTCAAGTAAATAGTTCCATTCTTGATTGCATCCAAAAAGTTGATTTTAACGCCATTAAAAAACTGTATAGGTACAGCAGCTTCGACGAAATCCGTACTGTACCCATATTGATATCTCGACGTATAAAATTCAGAATTAGTCGATTCATACAGTTTGTTTCTGACAAACCATGTCAACATACTCACTGGATACTTGGATGTAAAGTTGATGATCGCCTTTCCGTTATTGTACGGGAGACCAGCTTCGGCCCATACGCGACTGATATTGTACTTCAGCGTCTTTGATTGATAGTACATACGCTCTTCTGGAGTTACCGTAATTTCTTCAACGAGAACTCTAGGATTGATAAGGTCGATACGATTTCCATTCACGTCATGTGGCGCGTTCGTGATCCAGGAAACGTTGTTAAACGTGAAACGAATAGTCACCACCTGGTTCAGAATCGCGCACAACGGAAAAAAAGGTTTCTCGAGACGCTCACGTCCTTTTTTCGAGTGACTCTGGCGTCTACAAAAGAAGAAATCGAGGGGAATCAACATGTCGAGTTGGGTCGACGCCGGAACGACATTCGATTCAGCTTGACCTCTACTGAGCGCCTGATACATGGCGAGTTTTTCGTCAGCGTCCAAGAACAGCTGATCCCGAAGAATGTACCAGTCGTCAGTCAATGTTTCGATGACACGACCATCGAGCATAAATTCAACCTTTTTGAGTATGGCTCGACCGGTCAATTCACAATACGAATACCCTTCTGGTAATGCTGGGAGTGATACAGACAAGTACATATTCGACAAAAGATCACCAGACTCTCGTGGAAATAATCGGACTGAGTATGACAATGACGAATCTAGGAACCCACTTGACGTCTCGAGTGCATTCAAGAGGCGCTGAGTCTGAACAAATGGCGTGTGTTGTTTGATATTGGGTATCCAAAGAGACTCACCACCATACATATACTTTTCTTGAGGTCCGATGGCTGCGAGCGCCGTGAGCGCACCCGCTCCAAATCCACGACCGCTCATTTCAATAAAAGCTTCGCGAGGTGCCGGTACGTCCGTGAAGACATTCGAGTTGAGGTCGCGGAGCTCTGCGGTCTGTCCTTTGATTGCAGTGGCATCAAAAAGTTTTGGATCGTACAACGAATAGTATTTGCTTTCGATCGTCGCACCCGGTCGAGTAAATGTCAATGGTAAGATTATACCAGGAATCGGAATCACCTGTATTTCGTCAGTCGAAACAGTCATTCTGTAGTTGTAACCATGTGAACGTATCGTCGTCCCAGAAAGAAAGTTTGCCGAACCTGGTTCGGAAATAAACTCGATGACGGACAGGTTTCCATTGATATCTCCAAAACCAGTTATTTTCCAATCCTTATCGGGTACAGGACCTATAAATCTGTCAGTGATATAGACACTAAAGACATTTCCGGTGACAAGTGGGCCTCTGAATCCGTGAGCTGTTGACGTCGAAATTACCTTTTCGTACCCGAATGTCAACTGGAGTAATGAACTTGGTGCAATTGGAATTTTTCCAGAACCCTCTATAGTCGCCGTTACGAGAGATACATATGGAAACGAAATAGCAGGTGGACCTGGATTGATGATAACGTCACCGTACACATTTGCTGTATACGTCTGAACGATAACCCGTCCTTCAATTCCAATGATCCCCGAAATTGTCATACCTGGGACGATGGGTGCGTTTTGTGTCAGATAGACGGCCAAAACATTCGGTGTTAAAGAAGGTCCATAAAATCCAGTCACAGTCAGGCTCCCAAATGAAGGACCCGGAGGCGGCGGAGGACCCGGAGGCGGCGGAGGACCCGGAGGCGGCGGAGGACCCGGAGGCGGCGGAGGACCCGGAGGCGGCGGAGATTTTATAGTTTGAGTCAACGCCTTTTTAAAAATATCCGTAAGCTGATCAACGGACGTATATTGAATATACTGAGGTGGACTTGATTCAAGTGTTTTAATAACATCACCGATTTTGGCATTTGCGCGTGCAAGAACATCGTTCGCAACTGCACGAAGCCGAACCAATGTCTGAACAGGTATCGATCCAGGTTGAATGAAACTGTCAATCACTTGATCAATCTCCATCCTCTACAAAGACTCAAGATCTTGTTTCCAGAGGTTCGACACGGTCGTCGCCTCAAGCGTCGCGAGCTCCGTCTGCAGGGCTCGTATAGACGCCATCGCCTTGGTGATTTCGTCTGCTGTGTACTGGTATGTCCGAACAGACACGAGTAACTCACGTGGGAATCCGAGTCGGGTCATGTCACTCTCAATGTCTGAACGGGCTCGTCGAAACACCTCGAGGCGACCATGCGCCACCTCCGTGATGAAACGTGCTCGGACCGTCTGTTCAGACACCTGGCGCTTCAACTCTTTGATCAGGTACGTCTTCCGCGCCGCGTACAGCGCCAGACGCATGTCGAGATATTCGACGAGAATCTCCTCTGGGCTCGCGTATTTTTTCACAGCACCGTTCGGACCGATGAGGTACATGTTGCTCGTATGAATCGTCTTGACAAGACCGAGCGCCTTGGGGTCGTCCATGTCCGTCCAGACGAAAAAGTCCGCCTTGTTTTCTGTCGAGTGATTCTCGTACTTGACCTCGAGTCCGTCCAAAAACTCTTTGTAATCCTGGATCCACTTGCCTGGAGGCAGCTCTGTAATATGGACTCGGGACCCTTCGCGACTCCATGTCCCTGACAGAGTCCACGTGTGTTCGCCCGTCTTTTCCACCGTGCCCGTAAACCCCTTGAAATGAGGCTTCATAGGAACCATCGGCTCACCACGAAGTACGCGTTCGATGTTCTTCCTGACGACCACAGGGTCGTACGGTGGTACGTACGACGAAAACCCAGTCCCGATCCCCTCGGCACCGTTGACGAGCACCATGGGTACAATCGGAAGATAATATGTCGGCTCGACGTTCTGGCCATCCTCGGCGACATACGTCAGAACTGGATCGTCCAGTGGGTCAAAAATCTGACGCGTCTTTTCCGCCAAACGCGTGAAGATGTAACGAGGACTGGCTGCATCCTTACCACCCATCAGACGCGTTCCAAACTGACCGCTCGGCTCGAGAAGATTCAGATTGTTCGACCCGACGAAATTCTGAGCCAAGCCGATGATCGTCCCCTGGAGAGACGCCTCGCCGTGATGGTACGCCGTATGCTCTGCAACGTACCCACTGAGCTGAGCCACCTTTGCATCCTTGACCAGGTTCCGCTTCAGGCAGGCGTAAATCACCTTTCGTTGACTCGGCTTCAGTCCGTCGGCGACGTGTGGAATCGAACGCTTTATATCCTCGACCGAAAAGTTGGCCAAGTCCCTGTGGACGAAATCCGTCACGGTCAGGTCCCTGACGGCACCGTACTCGACGCCTGGTGGCGTATCCGCCATGTGTCCCACGAGCCACCCCTTGCGTGCATCTGCCATCGCCTTTGAAAACGCGAGCGTCATCGATTCACTGGTTCGCGCGTCCGGTGTAAACTTGACCGTCAGACGGTCGATCATCTTGAAGTACTCCTTCGCCTCGACTGATGTCGATGTCCCGAGACCCTTGTAGTACTTGACGTTTCCAGGGGAACCTCCTCGGGCACGGAATGCCTCTTCGGTGAAAAACCACTCCTTGCCCGCCTTGATCACGGGGGTGACCATCGCCACGACAAATCCGAGATCAAGCAGACTCGGCCAAAAATGGTGAATCATATTCAGAACGAGTCCCTTGATGTGGCTGCCGTCCAGGTCAGCGTCGGTCATGATCATCAATCGACCGTACCGAAGTTCTCGGAGAGAAGTATACACCTTGCCATGTTGAAGTCCCAAAATCTTCTTGAGGTTCGAAAACTCTTCATTCTCGGTGAGTTGCTTTACGCTAGCATCCCGAACGTTCCTCGGTTTCCCCCGGAGCGGGAAGACGCCGTATGCATTGCGGCCTACGACGCTCAGACCCGCGACCGCGAGCGTCTTGGCTGAGTCACCTTCAGTGACAATCAGGGTACACTCGTGTGACTTGTGCGTCCCGGCCCAGTTGGCGTCGTCGAGCTTAGGTACACCGGTGATCTTGTTCTTCTTGGCACCATCCGTCTTTTTGAGCTCCTTCTCCGTCTTGGAGACTGCGAGCGCCGTCAGTTCGTCACCGACACCAGACGCCAAAACATCCTTGATAAATTTGGGCTTGAACTCATACGTCGTATCGAGCTTCGATGTACACTCCGTCTTGGTCTGACTCGAGAATGTCGGGTTGATGACCGTGCAACGCATCATCACAAACAATGACGCCTTGATCTGTGCCGGTCGAATTCCCGTCGCCAACTTGGGAACGAGCTGACTCACGAACCGATCGACGTGTGTTCCGCCCTGTGTCGTCGAAATGCCATTGACGAATGAAATGTGCTGAAACGACCCCGTCGTCGAGTGGCCGACGACGATATCGTGGCCGAGCGTCACGAGCGGAACGTCGCCAAGGTGCATACGTGCATAGTCCTCGAGACTCTTCACCTCGAGACGCGTTCCGTTCAGGTACACGTGACACTTGGGGCAGCACGCCGCCGCGTCCCAGACGCGCTTCGTCAGCACCTTGAGAAGGTCCGGCAACTGGGATGAACCACCCTCGAACCGCGACCAGTCGGGTTGAAACTCGATGTCGACGTAACCACCCTTGGCTGCGAGCTGAGTGATAACTGGTGGCTCACACACCGTCATGTTCTTTGACCACTTTTGGACGTACTTTTGATTCTTGTGCAGGATCCGAACGGTAAACTTGGACGAAAACACGTTGGTCAACTTGGCACCGTAGCCGTTCCGACCACCGGTCGTACGCTGTTCGGTGTCGTCGAAGTTGCTCGACGTCAAAAGATGACCGAAGATGAGTTCCGGGAGGCGAACACCCGTCTCGGTATGGACGCCATTCGGGATACCGTCGCCGTTGTTACGCACTGAAAAGACATCACCCTGGAACGTGACGTCGATGCGTGTCGTCTTTTTCGGATTGAGCGAGTGCTGATCGATGGCGTTGACGAGCACCTCGTCAAAGATTTTCACCAGTCCAGGAGATACAGAGACGCTGGACCGCTGAAAATCGACCCACGCTTCACCTGATTCACGTGCGAGAGAACCCACGTATGAATCCGGTCGAGCGAGAATGTGTTCGACATGTGTAAGTTTCTTGTACATGATGTATTCGAGGTGTAGATTTTTAAGTTCGCCGTTTGGCTCTCCAGGCAGCTTGGATCTTACGAGCCGATATGTTTTTCACAATCTTATCTTGAGCTTTTTGCATACGTCGGAGACTGGCCACGAAAGCACCTATATGAGGATATCTCGGTGGGACGAGTTGTTCAACCTGGCGGGTGATGTTATTGTGTTCGGCCGTCAAGGCTCGCAATCGAACTTCACTAGGCTGTATAGCTCTATGGAGACGATTCGCTTGTCTTTGGAAATACCGTCTTTTCATATCAGTGTTTGCGTTACGCGCCGCTCTTGTGGCCGCAGACCATTCATTGACTGTAGGCTGAGAATTTTGTTCGATACGTCTTATGTTATTTGCAAGCTGTTTTCTTCGATTAACAAGTCGGATCAAGTTATTGTACGCGGCGGCACCCTCGCGAAACTCCGCCGTTTTGCGACGGATCGTCGCCGGCGACACTGGCATTTGTTACTCTGGACCAAGAAAAGATTAGGGTCGTCGTCTGGCTCTCCATGCAGCTTGGATCTTACTCGCCGCTGTGTTTTTCATCATCTTTCTCGTATGCATACCACCGGGACGCAGGTATGCGTTCTCGATGGCTTGAGCCAGACGAGACCTTTGCATACGTATGAGACTGGCTATAAAAGCGGATGTATGAGGATATCTTATTGGGACGAATCGTTGTTCAAGTCGATAATTAATGGTCGGCAGTTCGGTCATCAAAGCCTGTAATTGACGTACAGTAGGCTCCATACGTAGAATCAGATTATTCGCCTGACGCAGGAAATGCATTCGTTTCGCATTCGTATTTGCGAGACGTGCTGCGTTCGCGATCGCGGCCAACTCGTTCGCCATAGGCTGGTGATACGGCCCAATACGTTTCATGTTATTTTCAATCTGTTTCTTTCGAGCAATCAGTCGGGCCAGGTTATTGTATGCGGCAGCGCCAGCCCGAAACTCCACCTTTTTTCGACGCATCGTCGCCGGCGACAATGGCATTCTTAATCTGGGACAAGAAAATTTTTCTCTGTAGGTAATACATGAGCGGTCGCGGTGTTAAACGCGTCCGTGGTCATAATAACAATGGAAACCGCGCTGGTAAGCGCCGCGCCACCCCAGGTGGATATATAAATGTCCCCATGGCACATCGTAATCGCGCAAATATTCCAGTCCAGCGCAACTGGCCAGTCAATATCAGAGATCCAGTCTCACTGAACAATCTCGCAAACTGGAACGGAAATCGTGCAATCGAAGTGAACCATCCGACGAATGCAGCCGGCGCAAAAACATATTTCACCCCTGCGGTATTCCATAGACTCTTTGGAAATGAATGGAAGTACATGCCCCCCAACAGCCTTTTTCCAATTCATCCAACTGAAACCCACCCACTGACACGTCAACCTATAAAACGTAAAAACGTCCGACTCGTGCAATTCGTCGGCCCGAGACCAATTTAACTTAAACACGACGTGCGCCAGAATCATAAATGACGCAGAACATCAAGCTCCTGATTGAGAAGCTGAACGAGCTCAAGGCTCGCACCAAGGAGACGAACGAGGAGCTGAAGCTCGCACTCGAGGACACACAGGTTTACCGGGACATCCTGCAGGCGTCTATGGAGGACAAGCGGTACAACGTCACGGAGAAGATTGCCAAGGTGCATGCCCACAAGGTGGCCCTGAAGCACTTTACTCCCCCCAAGGAGGAGGATTAATTTCGTACGTCTTAATAATGGCAACGCGTAAAAAGTACTACAACATGTTGGACAAGGCGGTCGAACAGCTCTTGATAAGTATATACAAGCCATTGTCAAATAATGCTGAACCAAATATCACCCTCAATAACCGGCTGACGTGGCATAACATCCAGAACCTAAAGAAGGCGATTCGAAACCGACGACGACCGGCGAACGCCACTACAAACTTTACGAACAATAATGAAAATTTCACAGTTGGAAATAAACGCGTCCTACTGGACTACTTTAACAATAACAACAATAACAACAATAACATGTATAACACGTACGGGTTTACCTTTACCAAGACTTACCCAAACGGACGCCAAGTCAACCATTCAAGTATGGTCTATAACAATAACAGTAAACCAAATAGTGAAAGCGTAGGCCCGTTGATGATGAGAGGGAGTCCGAGAGCACTCGCTGCGTTGAAAATCCAACGCGCCTGGCGAAGCAAGAAGGCGCCAGGTCCATTCAAAAAACCAGAGATGCAAAACATACTCATGAGACAAATCATGCCGAAACTTCCACATGCGAAACGTGAAAACTTGGCTGGCGTGTTTCGTCCACCGACCCGTCTCAATAAAGAACTCGCCGCTAAGAAAAAGATATCAAATAAATACTTCAATGTCCTCCTGAACAACATGACACAAAAGTCTATCCTGAAAGGGAGTACGAAGATGCTGACATCTGCTGAATGGAAAAAACTGAGCTCACACAACATTACGTATAACGCGGCGACGCACAAGTTTGTCATCCCAGCGAACAAACGACAGGCGGTTGCGAATACCGTACGCGCCATGCGTAAACGTGAAGAGACCGAATCTGAAAAACGTGCCAAATCCAAAAAGTAGCATAAACGTTTTTAGCCATGTGTGTTTAATGGACAACACCCAGGTGTTGGACAACGGCGACCTCAACAACGAGATCAAGTCCCTGATTGCCCAGCGTATGGAAAAGGGACGCATCGCGTACGGACACGGGATTTTGCCGAACGCCGGGTACGACTGGGTCCAAGAGGCACTCGAGGAGGCGTTGGATCTCGCCATTTACGTCTCGGCAAAACTCTTGGAGATAAAAACATCATCGCACAGCGATGATCGTCGCGAAGCGGCGACAAACTTTCCGCCTTTGACGGAAAGGAGTTAAAAATAAAACCTCTTCAGAAAGTAAATGATGCTCACCACCATTCGTGCCTGTGCCACGCCCGAGCCCAAAAAGCCGATGCTTCCCAAGCGCCTGGCGCGCGCTCGTCGCGTCATGGAATCGAAGCGCATGGACACGTTCCGTGAGGTTCACGAGTCCCTGAAGAAGACGGCGAAGAGCGAACAGGCGTTCATCAAGGATTTCTTTGACAAGACGCGTGACATGTGGCGTGACGATGAGAAGGACCTCGATGAGACTGAGGACCTGGGTCCGACTGACACAGAATAAAGCACTCGGACGTTAGCGAAACATGTATGACTTTTTTATCGGTATCGTGTTTGGAATTCTCGGATCGAGAATTTTCGGTAAAAAGCGTCACCAGGATATGAGCACCCAGGTTGAATTTGTCACAGTCGCCGTACCAGTGCCCATTCCAATAAAAAAACCATTCGTCCCCGGGGCGCTTGCCAACTTTTGGGGGTAGTTCCTTCGCGCCAAAGGCGCGAAGTCCCGTTCGGCTGGCGGACGAGGGAAGCTACGCTTCCCTCGGCGAAAAGATTCTTAACCTATAGTACTATGAAACCTGTGATTCACATCACACGTGCGCCGCCGCCACACAAATGGCGTGCGACGTTTCCCGAAGGAAAAACAGTCACCTTTGGTCTCCGTGGATACTCGGATTACACTCTCCACAAAGACCATGCGCGCATGCTTCGTTATCTGACACGTCACGTCAAGCGAGAAAATTGGAGTCCGTCAGGCCGATACAAGGCGGGTTTCTGGTCTCGATGGCTCCTGTGGTCCAAGCCCAGTCTGAACGGCGCAGCTCGTGAGACCGAGCGTGTTCTCGGTGGAAAATATCGTATCGTCATTCATGGCAAATGAGTTTCTTCAGTATGTTCCTTTGATCGCCGTCGCACTCAGTTTCTACAGTGCAATTTTCGCCACGTTCGTCCTTTATCCGTGGCACCTCGAAATCTCCAAACAGCTGCAGGATTTGCAGGATAATTTCTGAGGACATGTCAATGGGGTCACGATGTTGGCCAACAACACGTTGTCGTCCCAGTACAGGTGAAATTCTTTACGTCGTCCTCCCGTACTTTAATTACTGTGGGTTCAAACGACGTCAAGAATTGTTCATCAAGTTTGTTGAAGAGATTCAGCACGTCAAGGGTATTCGGATCGTCGTCTCGGAACTCATCGGACCGGCACGACTCCCAAAACTTCCAGTCTGGAAGCACATCAAAAACAGATCGGATAGTCCCGTCTGGATGAAAGAGAAGCTGATCAACGTCGGAATTCAAACACTCCCAGACGATTGGAACTACGTTGCGTGGGTCGACGCCGACATTACGTTCCTGAATCCAAACTGGGTCCAGGATACGATCGATGCTCTTAAAGAAAATGACATTGTTCAGATGTTTCGGACGGCGGTCAACCTCGGTCCGAACAACGAAGCGATCAAGATCGACAACGGGTTCGGGTACATGTACGCGGGGAGCGGTACACCTTACGTCAAGTCGGACAAGTACGGCCATTGGCACCCCGGGTATGCATGGGCGTGTACCCGGTCGGCGTTTCGAGCCATGGGAAGTTCACTCCTGGACTGGGCGATCCTCGGGTCGGGCGATCGGCACATGGCCATGGCGTGGATAGGGCGCGTCCTCGACAGCTGTCCCGGAACCATTCACATGAATTACAAGATTATGCTCATGGAATACCAACACAAGTGTCAAAACTTTCAAGTGTCTTACATTCCCGGAACGATCCTTCACCATTGGCACGGGCGATTCGAGGATCGAAAATACAAGGAGCGCTGGAACATCCTGACTGAACATGCGTTCGACCCCATCACGGACGTCACCATGGGTCTTCGTCTGACCATCTCCGGGAAACGTATGGAGAAGGATCTCAAGGCGTATTTTGAAGGTCGCCGGGAAGATTTTGTGTGACTATGGTAATGAACAACAACTGGAACATCAATGCAGAGTTGGCGAAAAATGTAAAATTCAAGGTTGTAAAAGGAAAGGTGTACGTGAAGACTGGTAACAACTTTGTTTTACGCAATGCAGCCCCATCAGCTCCCATTCGAAAATACAAACTCAGTAATCTGAACATAGCAGGTCCAGGGACACGGCTATACAACACCCCCAGACTCGAGAATGCGATAAAAGTCTACACGAATGCAGTCCAGAAACAACTCAACGCAGCCGCGATACTGAAAGTTGTAAATCCACCAGCGTACGTCAAAGCTCTGCGTCATATTTTGGCACAGGGTTACGTCACTGACAAGTTACGATCAGTCGGTCATCGGAATGGTAGTGTTTTGATAAAAAACTATACAGCCCACGCTAAAAACAATAAGAGCCTCCGTGGGTTTGCAGTGATTCACAACTCACGAGTAAATGCTAACAATCGTATACTCAACGTACTTGTCGCTCGCCCAGGTGAAGGCGTTGGCAGAATTCTCATGAATCGTATACTCGGTAACGCATCGAGGAACGGCAAGACTCTCAGACTCAACTCGGTCAGATCAGCTGTAAACTTTTACAGAAAGTTTGGATTTGAACCCATCGGGAATGTTGTCAATGGGGGTACTACACCGATGAGAAGAAGGGCCATTTAAATCCTCTCACAGAAGTAGGGATGCAGCGGGTCATCAGACCGATCGAGATTGGCGTCGGACTCAAGGTGGTTCCTGTGGCTGACAGAGGAAAGTGGCTTCGGCGCATGCTCGACATGTCAGGTCCGACGTACATCAAGGCGGGTCAGTTCATCTCGAACCGTCCGGACATTTTCGGCAAGGCGTTGTCCAACGAGCTCGCCCCACTCAGAAACAATGTGACTCCGTTCGATTTCGAACAGGTTCGGGACAAGATTCCCAAGGAGATTTCGGATGTCGACCCTGTCCCATTTGCGAGCGCGAGCATCGCCCAGGTTCACCGAGCCAAGCTCAAAAACAAGAATGTCGTTTTGAAAATAAAGAGACCCGGTATCGAGGCTCAGATTAAAGAAGACCTGGATCTGATTCGCAATGGAACTAGTCTCTTGTCCCTGATTCCCAATTTCGGGATGGAGGCGTTCACGCCGTGGCTCCAGGAGTTTGAACGTGGTTTACTCGCCGAACTCGATTTCCGCAAGGAGGTGCAGAACATTTCATTCTTCAGGGACATGTACCGGGATCGGGACGACGTCATGATTCCTCGGCCGTACTCGCGCCTGTCAACCAACGACGTCATCGTCATGGATTGGACGCCCTCAACGCCGATCAAGGCGCCGTTCAAGGCGGATCGACTCATCAACATGTTCCTCGAACAGCTTCTGTATGAGGGGGTGATTCACGGCGACCTACACACCGGAAACCTCGGCGAGTACAGGTCGTCACTCGTCCTGTACGATTTTGGAAACGTGATTCGGATCACACCACAGTACAAGACGGCGATTCGTGATTTCGTCTATGGCGTCCAAACGAAAAATCTGGACACGGTCATGGACAACATGACCAAGATGGGCATGATTGTACGTGACCGCGAAGTGACGCGCATTTTCGTCAAACAGTATTTCGACTACCTGGACACGTTGGACATCCGGTCCTTCACAGTCAACTCACCTGAAATTCGTGAAAAAGCTTCGAGGGTTCCCGTGGAACTGGATCCAACGACGCTCGTTATTCTTCGAACGTACTCCCTTCTTGAAGGACTCGCCAAGGAGCTCGACCCGTCGTTCTCATACGCGAGCATCATCACGAAAAACATCGAGACTCTTTTCCTGGACCTCGAGTACATCATGTATCGGATCGAGAAAGATGCGCGTCCAGAATCCACTGGTCGACAGAATTGACGTACAGGAGTGTTTCCCAGATGGAACTCACCTGAGGACACCAGAGGCGATCCTCCCTCGGACCCTCGTTGAAGTATACAGAGTGCCAGTTCGGTAGCCAACGCGCCGTCCCAAGGTTCTTCAACGAGTCATCCACGTAGAGATGTGTCATATGCTTTGAAAAATTGGTGTACCTGCCCGCATCCGGCTTCAAATCCAAGACCGAGTCCCCACAGTCGACGTAGATGTTATCGCTGATCGCCCGGGCGATCGGGCCCGCCCATTGAATCGGGCTGTTTGTGAAGAGTGTCACCTTCCAATCACTTTTCTGGGTCAACTCATGGATCTCCTTCGCCTCGTGTTGAAACTCAGTGCCGTAAATCACCTCGGCGAGATGGTCCATGAGACGCTTGTCGTACACCTTTTCGTTGAAATCGCTCGTGTCAATCTGAAAAACATTCTGGAGACCTCGAGCCGTGTGTCCGTGACCGAGGTATAAAAGACGGTTTGTATTTGCAGGACTTTTACACTCGGGCATCTTGGCCGCCACGTACCGGACGCAATTGTCTTTGACGTGTTCGAGCAGAAGCTTGTCCCGGATCAAAACGCCGTCAATGTCGAGCAGCAGCGACTTGTACATTTGAGTTTTCTGCGTCGTCACTTTTTATATTGAAATCAAAAAAGAAGTGATGTTTATGGCACGTGAAGTTCAAGTCTATTTAAAATCATCTCATAATGAAGTTGTACGTACTTGTCCATACGAGTCATGACGAGACTGACGCCATGGGGTGTGTCGACTGTGGGAAGGTTTACCAAGTAAATCTTTTCAACACGTACGGGGAAGCCACAGCGTATGCCCTGAGACAAAACTGTTCACACTGGTTGATATACGAGAGGGAACTAGAGTGAGTGCGTTGCGGGTTTTCTTTTTTCTCAGACACCATTAGAACATGAACATCTGCCCGACGACGTTTGGACCTTACTTTTGGTCTGTGATTCACATGGCATGTCTCAGCGCAGGCAAAGACGTGTCAGATGAAAAGGCGGGTGCGATGACCCAATTTTTTGATTCCATGCCGGCGATCCTGCCGTGTAAGCAGTGCGGGAAGCACCTCCGTGAAAACCTCCTTCTGCTTCCGTTTGACCGCGAGGATCCGTTCCGGTGGTCGGTTGATTTGCACAACTTGGTAAACTCTCAGCTCAACAAGCCCGAGATTGAGTACGACCAGGCGCTTCGGTACTGGTCCACCAAGTGTTCAGGTGGTCCATCGAAACAAAACTGGGTCATCATCACACTCGTCGTTTTGGCTGTGTTTCTTGTGTTGTTCACCTTTTCAAAGCGTTAGGCTTTCTTTCTCCATGAGGGTGCCGTGTTCGCTCGACCAACTCTTCTAGTAGGGCTTGTACTTTGTCTCTGAGCCCCGCCGGCCGCTCGCCCGTTGTTCCCGCCGGCCGCAGCTACTGGAACTCGACCTATTGTATTCAGGTGTGCACGAATATTACCAAGAATAACTCCTTTTCTTTTTAAACGAACTTGCTTTGCTGATTCGTATTTTTTTACATTTTCATTTTCGTCGCGTCTAGGAAGAATAAGTTGAACACCGCTGTAGTTGGTATAATAATTCGTTAAAAGTTTATTAAGGACCTCGTTCTTATTAATCGTTTTATTTGTCTGAATATTGACTGGTTGGAGTTTACTAAAAAAATATCTTGTCGCTTGCAGAGGAACACGTGTATTCATTCCACGTGATGCAAAATGTTCGAGTGCGTTTGCGTGGATTGACGTAATATAACTGATAACTGCGTTTCGCGTAACTCCGTATTTCTGTGCGACCGTGTTAATATAATTATTAATATATGCCTTATTATTTCGAGTTAACGCGAAGATTCGTGGAGTGGAATAATTAAAAAAGGGAACTAAATTTTTATATTGTATACTATTTGTTCCATTGCGTAGTTTCTTATTCATTGCTACAAAATACCTAATTTGCCCGGCATGACCTCCATTCACGTGGTTGGACCTTAGACGATTCTGCAGAACGTGATACATGACATATTTCGCTCGGTTCAACGCTCTTTTGTTATTTATAGGATGTGTGTTGAAATAGTTAAGAAACCGTCTGTCTGAAGGTATTTTGGCAGCATTCCCATACAAACCATATAATACGTTTGCTGAAATGCTAATTTTTCTATTTCCATTCTTGAAATGATATATGGCGTGTTTCCGAGGAGCATTAAAAGTTCGCCCATTCTTCGTTATTTTCGGTAACGTGACAGATACACGGTTCATCCTTACATGAACTAAAGGTTTTATTTTCATTGTACATAATGGCAAGGTGTTTCCTGTATCGTCGTGCGTGTGACAACATGCTGATGATCCATGACCCGAAGGAGTGTCGGTCATGGGGAACACCTGATTATCAATTTTACGAATTCAACGATCGGAACATCCGCGAGGTGATGTGTGGCAACAAGGCGGCTGGACCGGCTCAAATTCCACGTCACCTCGGAACATTTGTTCGGAATCACATCGAGCGTAATGCAATGAAGGAACATATGACTATCATCGAACACGGGGATTATACCGAAACGGATCGTCTCATTCGAGATGCTCTACGTGCTTACGCATTCATGGACCCGGTTGAGCGTGTCAAGCTCCACAAGAAGGAACTTGACCGGCTTCGCCGGGAACTGAAGCGTGAGCAGGCCTACGCGGTCTATTGACGAAGATTCTGGTTCGGGTCTGGGCGAGCCGCATACCACGCCTTGGGCGCCTTTTTCTTTGAAACCAAAACAAACTTGTACACACGGGCTATCGCCCATTGAGGCGCGGTTGCACCCGGGCGACTTCCACCCATCTTCCACGCCTTGAGACCTCGGTCATAGACCGTGTTCAGAGCTGATCTCGGAATACCGGTTCGTTTCGAGATGAGTTCTTTATTGAATTTGAGTCCCGGGTACATGCGATGAAATTGCATGGTCCAGTGGGACTTGCGCTTGGTTGCTCCGACGTTGGAATGTCCGAGCATGAGTTTCGAGTACGGGACGCGACGTCGTTTTAAAAGTTCTTTTTGGCGCGTGCGTTTCATGTCTGGACTCAAACCTGAAAAGTACCTGGTGGGCCACTTCATACTTTAGGGGACTGAGAAAAGTTTCTCAGAACAGTCTCATCTGTGGTGGCTGAGGCGGTCTTGGTGCCAAGGCCTCGGTAATCTTTTCCTGGAGTGGTTTGATGACTCGGACGTATGCGATGTAGACAAAGACGCACAAGAGTACGAGGAGTAAAATGACCCAGCGTCCCCACGCCTGTTTCTCCGGTGGCGGTTTCGGTGGCGGAGGTGCATGTTTCAACGCATCGACGATACGATCGAGTTCGACGTCGCGGAGCGGCGGCGGTGGAGGATCCGGCTTGACAAACACACACTTGAATCGGAGCGTAAAGGCGTTGTTTTCAAACCCGTTAAAGTCAAGCAAACGACCCGTCTTGTCGATCCAGCGAACCGTGAGTCGATCGAGTTTCACGATGGGGTAATCAAACTCGACGTACTGTTTGTAGTCGCTCGTCTCTTTGAAGTTTTTGATTGAACCACCTGAAACGTCCATGGGAATCATACCGAACGAACTCCGGATGGTTGATCCTTCCGTCGTACCGTTGACGAGCTTCTTGGCGTCGAGGACGCTCGTCGTTCGAAACTCTTGAATATCCAGGAAGACGTACTCGTTCACGGACAGATCGATGATTTTTGTCGACTTGGCAATTTCGAGCGTTCCGTATGTTGGGTCGAGGGCATAGACCGGGCTGATCGACGCTGAGAACGAGCTCTCAGACGTCAGACCAAGCACCTTTTTCGCCTCTTCTGTGAGAGCCTCGATCGTGAATGGTGTCGGATTCGAAAACAGGTATTTTCCTTCATCACACAGAAACTCCATCGTGATGGCCTCCCCTGAAGCACTCATGATGGCAGCTGCAAGCCCGTTGGCTGAGTAGTACCCTGGTGAAATGGACACGTCGGTTCCATCGATGCTCATGAAGTTGTTTCCTGAGATGACGTTGTACATGGTGTTGGGAACCTTGGCGGCGACGAGGTCGATCCGGACTATGTTCTTTATGGGGTTGGTCAAGTGGAGCGTGTACTCGCTTCCTGAGGGGTACAGTGTTATGTCCCTGTTTGTCGAGTCGGCATAGGCATACTTGATAACCTGGGAATCATCCATCTACTACAAGACGTCTAAATTAGTTTCGTCGGCTTATTTCAGAGAATGAGCCTGGTGTCGAACGGAACAACGCCTCAGCCGAATTTTGGGTTGACCTTTGACGGGACGACAACTGATTATATATCAGGTCTCATAGGTACAACAGTCGGAACTGTCGTATATGAAGGCGGTAAATATGGTCAAGGAATTACTATAAACAATCCGAGCACAACGTCGAATTAATTCGAGATTGTATTCATAAAAATATATTTGTGTACTACTAGATGAGTTTCACGTCACAGGGCTCAATGAATAAGGGAGTTTTATATAATAAATCTTATATATGGGGGGCGACTGGGGGGACAATTACTACAGTAGGAGGATACGTGTATCATACATTTAGGACCGTCGGAACGAGTACATTCATACCAGCATCACCTGGGGTGGTGGATATATTAGTGGTTGCAGGTGGTGGTGGTGGTGGTGGTGTTTTCGTATCATTTAATCCAGCTGGCGGCGGTGGAGCCGGGGAAGTAATTTATCAAACCAATTTTTCTGTTTCCGCTGTTCCGATTTCTGTTACCGTAGGTGCCGGTGGGCTCGGTGGAAATGAAAGTCTTTCTCGAAGCTCGACTTCTGGTGGTAATTCAGTTTTTGGTTCGTTGACTGCTCGAGGCGGTGGGCGAGGAGCCGATTCAAGAAGTACTGGGTCAAAAAATGGAGGCTCTGGTGGGTCGGGTGGCGGAGGCGCACGTTCTGGTTTAGGAGGGATTTCGACAAAAACAATAGGATTAGGAAATGATGGTGGGGATTCAGCTGGAAATTTAGGTAGCAGTGCCAGTGGAGGAGGCGGTGGAGGTGCCGGAGGACCTGGTCTCAATGCATACGATGATACTGTTAAGACCCCAGGTGGTCCGGGTGTTACTTATTTTTCAAATAGCTACGGAAACGGAGGAGATGGAGGAGAAAGACAAGCCAACGCAAACGGTGCTTCTGTGTCGAGCAACACAGGAAACGGTGGCAACGGAGGAAGTACAAACGTATCAGCTGCTACGAATCCGTCAGGTTCGTCAGGTGGATCAGGCATCGTTATAATTCGATATCCCGTGCAAACCCTTGCACCAGCGAGATTTACGAAATTATGAACATCTATCAATACCCGGTTGCAATCTTCATTCGTAAATATTTATTCTTGAACCGTGTGTTATAGGCAGCTTTTCTAGTTTTGTACGAAGCTTTCTGCTTATTCGTCATATTTCCAGATCGGTTACGACGTTCGAGCTCGTTTCGAACGTTTCGCGATTTATTAAACTGATTAATCAGAGTATTCGTGTTGCGTTTGTGCACTGGAACCATAAAACCAAACATGGTTACTTGTGCGCAACATTTTCTTCCTGGATTACTACAAAGGGATGGTGTACCTTTTTAATAATCAGGTGTCGTTGGCACCGACGCCCCAGCTGGACGCGTTCGGTCGCCTTCGGATCAGTCAGCCTCAGACCCTGTTCGATTCGCAACAGCGGTTTGCGCTCGACCGGTCGTTCGTGTCCAACACGGCATCTGATGGATCCGTTTCGTTCATCCCGACGCAGAGTTCAGCAAATCTTACGGTCGTCAACACGGCTGGGTCGTATGCCGCTCGTGAGACCCGTTACGTGTTCAAGTACCAACCAGGCAAGTCCCAGCTTGCGTTGATGACGTTCGTCATGGCGCCTCTGTCGTCTGGAAACCTTCGACAACAAGTGGGCTACTTTGGTACGGAAGGTGGCTACTTTGTTCAGGTTTCTGACCAGCTGTACATCTGCGAACGTTCGAACGTCACGGGGACGGTGTCACACTCCAACGTGGCGCAGTCGTCGTGGAATGGCGACAAACTCAACGGGTCCGGTGCGTCCGGAATCTCACTCGACATGACCAAGTCCCAGATTTTCTTCATCGACATGGAATGGCTCGGCGTCGGCTCCGTCCGGACCGGGTTCGTGATCAACGGTCAATTCGTCGTCGCGCACACGTTTCACCATGCGAACATCTATTCGACGGCGTACATGACGACGGCGTGTCTTCCCGTGCGGTATGAAATCCAGGCTCTGACCGTGTCTGCGCCGGCGACGTCAAACCTGACCCAGATCTGCTCGACCGTCATGTCAGAGGCGGGGTACACTGAACCCCTGACGCTCTTTTCAAACCTCACGCACTTTACTGGTCTGACCGTCGGAACGTCGTGGATCCCGCTCATATCTATACGTCTGGACCCTGCGAGGCTCGAAGCCATAACAAACATAAAACAGATCGAGCTCGTGCTGACATCAGCTGATACGCTTCAGTGGGCTCTGTGGAGCAACGTCACTGTGAGTGCTCTGACGGGTGCTTCGTTCACGACACCACCGAACAACGGATCGGTCGTCGTGGACAAATCGGCAACGGCTCTGAACGTGACCGGGTGTTGGCAGGTTGCGTCCGGACTCGTCACAAACAGTACCGGTGGATCTTCGTCTTCGACGACTCTCGAACTCACAAACTATTTCTCTCAGATTGGACGAGACTCGTTTTCAAAGACGTCTGAGATTTTCACACTCGCTGTGATTCGCGGCACAGGTTCATCAACGTGTGCCGGGTACGCGCTCCTGAGTTGGCAAGAGATGTTGTAAGTCCAACTGGCGAAGCCAGTTGTCCGCCGCCCACTTTGCGAAGAACAACCAGCTGGTTAGTTGACTAGAAGATCCGCCATTGACTTCCAGTCCACATGACGTTCACGGCGCCGTAGTTCAAAGCGATGATGAACGACGACGAACCGTCGATGAGATCCGATCCAGAGCGTACGACAGTCACTTTGTACAGTCCATTGATCGAAATGAGACCAGATTCATCCTTGATGATGTACGTCTTGCCCTGGACGACGCTCGTTCCGAGCGGCAAAGTGACCGTGACGTTCGTGCCGTTGACACCGATGTAATAATCCGTCGCCAGAGCGGTATAATTTCCAGTTATACCAGTCTGGATGGGGTTGACACCGTACCATGGCGGCGGCGTGCCCGCTGATCGTGTGAAGCTCATACTGATTTTCACAAATATATTTAATTCATACCCTGTGTTTTAGCCCATGCCATCACCTTTTCAAGCTTGGATTCTAGATCGGCTATCCGTTCATCTTGTCTTTCAGTTATTTCTATAGTTTCCTGGAGCGCCTTTGTCAAGTACGGAGTGAATTTTCCGTAGTCGAGTCCGTAGTAACGAGGCTTTCCATCCCGGTCGACTGGATTTTCGAAATCGCAACACTCGCAGAAATTTCCGTCGTAGATATCATTTACTGTATGGTGACACAAGTCACAGTACCCGAGCACTCCACTTATGAACTGCGGGAACACCTTGTGAACCTCTTGGGCGATAAATCCATCACCTTTATCACCTGTTTCCTTCCACGTGTATTTACACGGCCGGAGTTGTTTGATGCGTTCGATGACACTCGGCATGTCCACGATGTCGGTTTTCAGACGACGATCTGAAGTCGTTCTATATACCACTGTTGAACCATCTACTCCACCTATACTTCCGCGAGGTGTACCAGCGGCATTTATAAAATTAACGATGTTGTTTGTGTCCGTTACCGCCTTGCAAGAAATTGCATCTATATTTCTACCGCCGCTCGTACACACAATTTGTAAAACTCCGTTTGCGCCAGTGTCCCCGTTTATACACAATTGACTCACCGGATTTGTCGTTGTCGTTCCTATACCTACGTTACTTGAACCAAGAATATGCATATACGATCCACCATAAAGTCCTAAACTTAGTCTGTTGCTTCCCGAACCGTCACTCACGTGATAATAAGAAATCTCAGCTTGATTATTAAGAGTCGTCGCCTTACCGATACAAAAATACCGTACAGGTGCCCCAGCTGAAATACTTGAATCGAGTGCTGAAAGAAAACGATTGCCGTCGTTTGTCCCGTTTCCTATTACGATAGCTCCCTTTGAGCGTATAGTTTCGCCTCCAACCACATTGATAGCCACTGTTGAACCGACGTCGAGAGGGTACGCGGGAGTTGTCGTCGCGATACCGACATACCCCAAATTGTTCATGATCACGACGTTTGAACCACCGGAAACGTTAGAAAAAACAGCCACATTCGAACCTAGGACACCTGGGCCTACGTTGACGCCTTTCGTCGCAAAAACGTTTGTCGTCGTCACAGCGTTCGACGCGTACACGTTTCCAAAGACATGGAGAGTTGACGATGGGGTTGATGTGCCGATACCTACATTTCCATTCGCCAAAAATGTCGTGTTGATCATACCCATAAACCCTATATTGAAGCGGTTCGTCGTCAAACCGTCTCCGATGTGTACGTAAGAAATTTCAGCCTGATTGTACAGACTGTTTGTTTTACCAATTGTAAAGTATCGCGCATCGCCGTTCACCATGCTCGAATCGAGTGCCGAGATGAACCGGTTTCCGTCGTTGACTCCGTTTCCTATGATGAGCGGACCTTTTGAACGTATCGTTTCACCGCCGTTTCCTGTTGGGATGTTCACGGTCGACCCCACGTCGAGCAAATATCCCGGATTTGTGTTGGCGATACCGACCCTCCCCAAGTTGTTCATGATCATGACAATTGACCCACCTGAAACGTTCGAAAAAACAAAAACATTCGAACCCAACACACCAGGACCTATGCTCATACCGTTTGTAGCAAAGACGTTCGTCGTCTGAAGAGCATTTGATACGTATACATTTCCAGTGACGTTGATTCCAGTCACACCCGTCGCCGGGGTCACCACGACGTTCGAAGCGACCACGTTACCAAAATGCGTCGTTGCCGTCACAGCGTTGGACGCGTAGACATTACCCGTGACAGTGAGAGTCGTCTGTCCGGTCCCACCTGTGAGCGATACCACCTGTAAGTTGGACGTCGATGCGACGTTCAATGTCGTTGAATACACGAAAGGAATAGTGAACGTATCAAAGTTGAAGATTGTGTTTGACACATTTGATGTGAAACCCGCAGTGGTTAGATTCGTGGTTGTCACAGCATTCGATACGTAGAGGTTGCCAGTGACGTTGATTCCCGTGACGCCTATCGCCGGAGTCACCACGACGTTCGATGCTACGACGTTGCCGTAGTGCGTCGTTGCTGTTACCGCGTTGGACGAAACAAGGTTTGCGAACGGTTGGACGATCGACGCGCTCGCGACGTTGGACAGGAATCCGGCGTCACCGTAGTACCGGGTCGCAAAGACGTTTCCCGGAAATGACGAAGACCCGTCAGGGTTGAAATACCATCTGGACGAAAGAGATGGTGTCGCCACGCTAAAATCAACCCCACCAGAACCCAAATTTACTTCGGTCAAATTACCAGATCCATCATTCCAATCCCATGTAAACGCAGCCTGTGATTTCATAGTCAGCGAGTTGGAACCAACATCAATCTGATTGTTCGGAAAAGTGAATGACCCATCCGGTAACAGATTGAGATAGTATGAATTATTTTCCAGGTAGCTCAGATTTCCGTACAATTGAGCTGCAAAAACGTTTGTTGTCGTGACGGAATTTGAAACGACAAGGTTCGCCAACGGCTGTACGAAACCTCCGCCACCAGTGATAGGAACGTTCGTCACTTTTGTGAGCCGACCACACTTATCGACCGTGATTTGCGCAACGTTCGACGCATCTCCGTACGTCCCTTGTCGGACTGTTCCTGAGCAGCACCCCCCGTTCGCCACAGAGTCTGACATCTATTAGACGTGTAGAATAAAATTTGTGTATTGAGAGCGCCATAAACATCTCATGCGAATGAACACCAAATACAATGTGGACCTACAGTCATTTCGAACACTACATGAACGAGTCCATCACGCCTTCAATGTTCAAGTTCATGGTCGAGTACTGTGAACGCAGGGTCGAGGAGGATGCGGTCGACGCGTACTTTGACTTGCCGATCAAGAAGAAGATCGAGATGCACCGTCAGACTCTCAAAGAGCTTTACGCCAAGAAGGAGCTCGCCGAGGAGAGGGAGGCGGCGGCGATGGATGCGATGCTCGACGACGTCAAGCCGTTCAGTGGCAAGAGTCCGATTGCGAAAGAGTATGCCGAGTTTATGACAGGGATCGTTAATCAGAGTCGTAAGGATATCGAACGTCTCGAACGCGAAATCCACGAGGAGGAGCAGTGGCGTGGTGGACACGAGAAGGATTCTTTTCTTGACCCTCAGTAAAAATGAATAATGAGACTAATAATCAGAAGCGTAAAAATAGAGCCGCGAGAACTATTCAGAGTCATTGGCGAGAGTCTGAGTATAGACGTGAGAATCGTAATATAGCTCGTCTTAACAATTCAGTCCAAGCGATAATGACCGCAAATGCGGCACGAAGACGAGCTGGACGACCATCGGACCGTCTGATACGTACTCTTCGATCTTTCTTGAATGCTAAACGTAGACTTGACGAAGGTGCTTTAATTACACGTTTCGGTAACATCGTACTGAGTAACTACGAAATCCTTAACAACAACGAACAAAACTCGAAACGAGCCGTGTTTATGGAAGAACTCGTCAAAATTGTAAGACACCTGCAGGCGCCAAACTCGAATTACACAAATAATAAACCTCCGCGTGGTATGGACATTGAAACCTGGCGCGCGATACCGATGCACAATAGACGATGGGTGAAATTTACTCGTGGTCAATGGGCTGGTAGTCATTCACATATGACTATCGGGGGTCATAACGTAAATTATTGAATAAAATATTGTCTAATTTCATGGGACATCGTATTAAAGGTCAAACACCAAAACTGTATCGTCCGAGTCTTGGAACGAGTCGACCAACCCTGAACAAAATCAACGAACGAAATCCAAACGCTATGCGTCGATGGCAACAAATTCGCAAATACTTGTGGAGGTTGATCAACAACTCGCGTCGAGGAATCGTGCGTCGAGGCAGATTCACGGTGTACAACTGAAACCTTACACGAGGAGGAACAATAGAGGGGATTTTTTTCTCGATCCACACTAATGGAAAGAAATAAAGCCGCGAGGACCATCCAGGCGCGTTGGCGTTCGACTTCCCGCCCCAAGTACGTCAACCCGTTTACCAAAACTCTCGGAACGAACATAACTTTAGCGATTGTGAATATGTTACCACCGGAGAACCGTCGTGCGTTTTTAAACGCGACACGTCCACCTTCAAATATTGAACGGGCGTTGGGTAACAAAAAATACACCAAAGAAAAGGAACGGAGACAAAAACGGAGACACCTCCGGGATCTATTATATTCAGCGGCACGCGTCGGTCGTGTCGTCCCTTCAGGACCACATGACCGTCTGTACAACACGCTCAGAACGTTTGTGATTGCGAAACGTAAACTCAAAGCTGGTGGTAAGATTACGCGCTGGGGTTACAATAAAGTAACATCAAATGAAAACCAGGCTGTTTACAGACGTGCTTTTATACAAGAATACAAGAACATCTTGAAACACATTCGTGCACCAAACTCAAATTACTCAAACAACAAGCCTCCTCGGCACATGAACATTGCGATTTGGCACGGAATACCCATGCATATGAGACGGTGGGTGAAGTTTGTACATAATGATCTCAGAAACACATACGACGAAACTCCTTCTCGAATGTCTCATATGAGTATAAACGGCAATAATATAAGATATTGAAGTTAAAAAATTCCAGTTCGAGTTCACACCCCGACCCCACGAACGACATGGTACATGATGTTGAAGTTCAAAAAATCCTGGCATAAGTTAAAAAATCGTAAACCCCCACACGCGCAGGTGTGCATATACCCACGGCGTGACGCAAGTGTGCATGCGCGAAGGTGAACCCACCAGGAGTTGGAAAAATTTTTTTTGGATCCTCATTTGAATATCAATATCAATATCAATATCGATATTCAAAGAGTTGCTCGACACCCGACATCCACACCGAAATTTTTCAGACTTCGATATCAATATCAATATCAATATCAATATCAATATCAATATCAATATCAACATTCAAAGTTCACACCGAAATTTTTCAGACTTCGATATCAACATCAACATTCAAGACGTTCGAGGACCGGGGGCTTCGCCCCCGGGATCAGGCTCATTTCGGATCCCCACAAAAACACAAAACGTGCGATGCGTCCCCCACGATCACGAAGACCCACGACAGTCGACGGCACGTGGCACGCACACCGAAATTTTCGAATCTTCATAATCAGCCCCCACCCCCCATCGGGCCGGATGCCCATCGGTCGGTCCCTCCCGCGAACCTAAACCTCTCATTTTAAGAACCCCCGCAGGTGAGTCCCTCCCGCGAACATCTCAGAAGAAAACCCCAGGC